GAATTATTCTCAGGTTCCAAGATACATGAAGGCCGCTAACGTGATCCCCTAGCAATGGGATGATGTGGTCTACGTGCACGTTTTTACCGGATGCTCGAAGCTTTGCGGCTTCTCTGTAAATGATGCTTACAGCATCGTGGTCAGTCCATGGCCCTTTTCTTAGCTTCCGCTTCCCTGAAGAAACGGATGAATGCGCAGCCCGCTGTGCAGAGTGGTGTTCGCACAAGGTATTGCAGCCATCATGGTACACATGCGATGGCCAAGGCTTACGCGCGCCCTTGTTCTTCCATCGGAATTGTCTTAAGCATATTTTGCATACTCTCATGCCCAATACGTTAAACGATTATGCACCAGTACGCAAGTGATTCTTCACAACACGAAGCCCAAGTTTCGCCAGCAAGCCATCGCCTGCATGAGCCTTCCCGTAGTAGACGCGATGCAGGTAAGGGTGGCTGCATCCGATGGCCTTCGCAGCCTTTCTGTAGCTGCCATGCTCTGCCACCAGCTCCGCAATCCTCTCCGCCGGTGTCGTGTACTTGCTCATGCTGGCGTCCCCGGTTCGCCCGCGCACCTTGCCCAAGCGACAGCGCGTTCGATGGCCTTGCCGAGCGGAATGCCACGGTCCAGGCTGCGCAATGCGCGACTCTGCGCGATGACAATGCGCTGCTCTGGCATGTTGACGAGAGCATTGCGAACATCCTCGACGGCGATCTTTTCATAATCCGGTTTTGCGGACATGCGGCTGAAAATGCTAGTTACGGTTTCCATTTTCGACTCCGGGAGTTTGATTCGGGATGGTGGATTGCGCTTGTCTGCGGGCATGCGGAAATACTTGGCTGCCCATGACGAAATACGCTGCTCTGCAATCGGCTCGATGTCTGATCGTCCGATGCGCAACCCCTTGCTGGCGTAGTAGCGCCCCCAAGCTCTGTCTCGGGATGGGTTAGTATTCATTGCGTGCCTCCCACCGGCTGATTGCGGCCTCGGTGGCCTGAGATTCCGCTTCGGCGTCCGCGATTTCCTGCGCGCGGCGTTCGATCCAGTCTTTCTTTGCGCTCAAGACTTCGGCGCGAAAGGAATTGCTGCTCGCGAACAGAAAAGCAGCGTGCTCCGCGATCCAAGCTGATTCGGTCAGGATTTCGGCAAGCCCGCCCATGTCATCGGCCAATTCTTCCATAGCCGCCGCCTCGTGTTCGTCCGTCGGCTCGTGCCACTTCGGCCCCTCTGGGGGCGACGTGAGCCATGCGTCAAATCCGGTCAGGCCGCTCATGCCGCACCGCCATTGCAGCGGGCGATGGCTACGTTGAGTTTGACAAAGTGTGGCTCGTCCGCGCCGTATTCCCATGATTTGTCAAGTGCGAACTTGGACGCCTCGATCAGTTCGGCAATGGCGGCGCGGGCCGCTTCCAACTGCTCGGCGGCTGGCCCAGCCAACAACCCGTAAGTTTCATCAAGAACCGCCAACACATCTACCTGCTTGCTCATTTCCCACCCCTTGCCGTGATTGGATGGTGTAAGCCTACAGTGCAAGCAACCTTGCGTCAATACCCATTGCAATCTTTTTTTCGATCCTGTAAGATTTGCCCATGACGACCACTCAAGCAATGAAGCGCCTAGGCGTGAAAACCGAGTATTCCTTAGCCAAGCTGCTAGGCATCAAACACCAGGCTGTCTATGCGTGGCACGGCAAGGTGCCACAGGCGCGACAATGGCAAGTGCAGATTCTTGCCAGAAAGAAAGCCGCATGACCCCGTTCGCGCCAATGGCGCAGAACCGCAGCGCACCCCTCGCTGCGTCGCCTGCCGTGTGCAGGCCGCTCCCTGCCCGGTCTCCCCGCCGGGTACGGGAGCACCCTTTCGACCCGACCATGGGTCAACGCCCGCAGATATTCAGGGCACGCGCACTCACTCCAGCGCGATTGCTGCGTGGCGTAATTTATGACTGACCGCCTCTACCACGGCCCGATAACCACGGCATTCGACCGCAGAATCCTGCAATCGACGCGCATCCCCTATTTTTGCGCGCAGTGTGCAGGTTCAATCGACGTGCCGACCAGCACCGAACTTTGCCACGCCTGCTTGCGGGCGCAGAAGGTGGCGGCATGACCATCCGCATCCTAGAAGGTGATTGCAGGGAAGTGCTGCGGACGCTGCCGGCGGAGAGTGTGCATTGCTGCGTCACGAGCCCACCGTACTACGGCCTGCGCGACTACGGAGTAGACGGCCAGATCGGGCTTGAGGAAACGCCGGAGCAGTTCATCGCGCAACTGGTCGTCGTGTTCCGAGAGGTGCGGCGCGTGCTCCGCGATGACGGCACGCTGTGGCTTAACATCGGCGACAGCTACGCCGGATATCACGGCAACAAGAACGCCGCATATTGCGACGCGCCGAGCAATAAGGGCGGCTATTTCGAGAATCAGCGTGCGTCTACCGTTGGTTTGTCGGGCCTAAAGCAGAAAGACCTAATCGGCATCCCGTGGATGCTCGCCTTCGCCCTCCGCGCTGATGGCTGGTATCTGCGCCAGGACATCATCTGGCACAAGCCGAACCCGATGCCGGAGTCGGTGCGCGACCGCTGCACCAAGGCCCATGAATACCTGTTTCTGCTGACCAAGAGCGCGCGGTATTACTTCGATGCTGATGCGATCAAGGAGCCGGTCACCGCGACCACGGTCGCCCGCTTATCGCAGAACGTCGATGCGCAGGTCGGGAGCGACCGGGTTCCGGGCAAGACCAATGGCGCAATGAAGGCTGTACGCAGTAAGGCCAATAGCTTCAAGCGCGAGGGCAGCAAGCGGGAGCAGGCGATTCCCGGCCAGACCGTAGGAACGCACCGGCCGGATCGTGTCGAAAGCGAGTACGACCTGGACACCAGAAACAAGCGCAGCGTATGGACCATCGCAACGCAGCCGTTCAAGCAAGCGCACTTTGCAACCTTCCCGCCTGCCCTGGTCGAGCCGTGCATCCTCGCCGGATGTCCGGAAGGCGGAACCGTGCTCGATCCATTCGGCGGTGCCGGCACAACCGGACTTGTAGCCGACAGGCTTGGTCGCGACGCCATCTTGGTCGAACTGAATCCCGCCTATGCCGAGATCGCCCGCAAGCGCATCCACGGCGACTCCCCCCTGTTTGCAAAGGTGGCAAACGCATGACCACCGCTGAACGCCTAGAGACACAATCCGCCCTGTTGCTGGCCCAATACCGGGCGTTTCTGCGGGAGCTGCGGGAAATTACTGGAGATTCAAATGAACGTTGATGTCTATTTTCCTGTTTCTTGGCGCTTCGGAGATCGCCCTAGTGACGGATTAAGAGGTCCGCCTGTTGTTGATGCCGGTGCCATTTACATAGCGAGATTTGAAGAGGAATGGCCAGTCGGTACGCCACTTGTCTTGCGAAAAACATCGCTCCAAGAAATGATAGCGGACTGCATTTCTGGATGGGGCGGCGCAGACGGGGTGACACACTCTGACCACGTACCAGCATCAGACGCGCTGGCAGAGGCTTTAAGGCAAGCGGCGAATACTCTTGATGCAGCAAAACTTCCCCTTGACTGCCGCGCTGAATAGGCGCTAAATCGTAATGCCTTCGGGCCGGTGATGTCGAAACCACCGTTACGCACAGGAAATAACCGTGATCCCATATCTGAAGCTGCACCACGCACGAACCCAAAACAAGGCGCAATGCCTGTCCTGTGGTTTCGACCGTGCGTGGTGCAGCCCCACATGTCGGAATACGCCATGACACCCAAAGACCGCAGACTCGAAAGGTCGATACAGATTGCCTCCCTTGAAGCGTACTCGGCGCAGACCCCCGAGGAACGCCGCACCGCATGGGAACGGCTCAAGCGCCTAATCGCCCAACGCTCGCCGGAGCGTGTGCGGGAGATTGCTGCGCGGAAGGAACAAGACGAAACCTCTTGACCTTATCCAGCGTAAGCTTATAATAATATCTACCGCTTACTGGATATTACATGTACGCCAAACTGTTTACGTCAATCTACCAAGGAACCTTGCGCGGTGACACGCATGGCTTGGTTGTTTTCACCAACCTGTTAGCACACGCAGACGCCGAGGGGTGGGTAGACATTCACCCAAAGGCGATTGCGGAGGAAGTCGGCCTGTCCATTGAGCAGGTTCGAACTGCGCTTTCCGCACTGGAATCACCTGACCCTGAATCACGAAGCCCTGAGGAAGAGGGCCGCAGAATTGTTCGCCTGGACGAGCATAGAGCTTGGGGTTGGCGGATCGTAAACCACGCCAAATACAGGGCAATTCGCAGCGAAGAGGAGCGCCGGGAGCAAAACAGACTGGCCCAACAACGCTGGCGAGAGAAACATAAGCAGCCCGTAAGCACGCGTAAGCAGAATAAGCCCAAGCAGAAGCAGATACATATACAGAAGCAAGAAGATCAAAAGAAGGGGGCCGCTAAAGCGTCCCAGCTTGGTTTACCAGACTGGCTACCTAAATCAGCATGGAATGATTGGCACAACTTCCGCAACAGCATGAAGGGCTGGACGCATAAGGCCAAAACCCTCTCATTGGGGACTCTGACAAAACTTCGCGAGAAAGGACACGACCCTACGGCAGTGATTGAGCAATCAATCGAACGTGGCTGGACTGGACTTTTTGAGATCAAACATGAGAAGGGAAATGGAACGCATCAACCCGCAGAAAGCGCTTCGGGACGTGCAGAACGAAAAGGCAACGAACACCTTGCCCGACTTGAGGAAGCCGAGAGACGCGGCAATGATCCGCTTCTGGCAGCGCATGGCTGCGATCTACGGCCATAAGTGGACCTCAGCGTATGGCGATACCCCATTTGACGACGAAGGGGTTTTGACCTTGGCCGGGGATACGTGGCAGCGCGGCCTTACTGGAGTTGCTGAACAAGACATTGCCAAAGGCTTGCAGGCTGCACTCATGAGCGCCGATGGCTGGCCGCCGACCTTGCCAGCATTCCGGGCGCTTTGCTTCGATATCCCGGCCTTCTCGGTTGTGCGGCGCGAGGTATCGAATAGCATGCTTAGTGATTTCCAGACGGATCGAAGCGGGTTTACCAAGATCACTTTGTCTCGTCTAGACACCTATCGCTGGCAGCGCATGGATCAGGATAAGGGCGACAGGCTTCTGAGGGAGGCATACGACGAGGCCGTTCAATACATCCTTGCCGGTGGGCAGTTGCCAGACGAATACTTGGCTATCCCGAAAGAGACGCAGAAATCTACTGACCCCGAGCGCACGCCGGAGGAACAGGCCGAGATTGCCCGCAAGGCTCAGGCCGCTATCGACGAACTGAAAGCCCGATTCGACGACGAGGAAGGGGAAGCCGCATGACAACCACCGACCGCCTAGAACGCGCCTGCTCCCTCATGCCCATGACCGTGCACCAGCTTGCTCAATGCCTGAGCACCAGCCACCGTTACATCCGCAGCTTGATTCCACAAACACGGCTGTACCAGTGCGGGACGGTGAAGGGTACGAACGGCAGGCCGTGGAACCTGTATGCGGTCGGCAAATGATGACATTTCCGAAATCGCGGGGAAGGTGGACAAGATTGTCCGCGACATGCAGACGGTGCGCGAACAAAACCGCCGCGACTTCCCCCTGATGGCGAGCTATCTGAAATTGCTGGAACGCTTCAGTCCTCGCG